GTTATAGACGAGAAACTATTAATGTAAAAAAAGCAGATGGAACAATGACTACTAAAACAGTAATTATGGGTGGAAACGATAAGGGTGGGCAAAGTACAGGAAAAACAACACAGCAAATAGAAGCTGAAAATGTTGCAGCACAAAAAGCTGCACAAGCAGAAGCAGACCAAGCTGCAGCAGAACAAGCTGATGCTTATAAGAAAAAAAGATTATCAATAACATCATCAAGATCTTTGTTTGGCAGATCTGGTGGTAGAGGATTTTATAATTAATGGATTACTTAGATAACTCTGAAATTAATTACGGTACAGAAGATAAAGCTTCTGAAATAATAAAAAAATTTAAAGAAGCACAATCTATAAAAGATTACTGGAAAGATAAGTTTGAAGAAGCATATGAATACTGTCTTCCAAACAGAGAATCTTTTTATGAAGAATCTCCAGGTCAAAAAAGAACTGATAAAATTTTTGATGAAACTGCAGTAGTTGGTGTACAAGAATTTGCATCAAGACTACAAGCAGGTATAACTCCTACGTTTGCTAGATGGGCAGACTTTCAAGCTGGATCAGAAATACCACCTGAACAAAAACCTAATATTAATTTACAGTTAGATAAAATTACAGATTATGTTTTTCAACTATTACAACAATCAAACTTTAACCAAGAGATACATGAATCATTTATGGATCTTGCAATTGGTACAGGAGTTATGCTTGTTGAAGAAGGTGATGCAATAAATCCAATTAAATTTACAGCAGTACCATTAACTAGAGTTTGTTTAAACACAGGCCCAGATGGTAAAATAGATTCTGTGTACAGAACTAGATATTGTAAACCACACGAAATAAAAATTTTATATCCTAAAGCTAAACTACCAGAAAATTTTGATCCTTTAAAAAATAAAAAGAAAGTTAAAATTATAGAAGTAGTTTATAAAGTTTACGAAGAAAATGTAGAAAAACATAAAATGTGTGTTGTTATGGAAAGTCCAAAACATATTTTACATGAAGAAACTTTTGAAGGAGAAGGATCAAATCCTTATTTAGTATTTAGATGGAACAAAGCTTCTGGTGAAGTATATGGTAGAGGGCCAGTATTTAATGCAATGGGAGCAATCAAAACTTGTAATCTTACAATAGAATTAATATTACAAAATGCACAGATGTCTGTATCTGGTGTATATACTTACGAAGATGATGGTGTAATTAATCCAGATAATATATCATTAGTACCTGGATCTTTAATACCTGTAGCTCCAGGTTCTAGAGGATTAAGTCCTATACCTTCTGCATCTAACTTTGATGTAGCTCAACTAGTTTTAAATGATATGAGAACTAATATTAAAAAAGCATTATATATGGAAGCTCTTGGTAGACCTGAAGGTACACCAATGACAGCTACCGAAGTTTCTGAAAGAATGGCAGATCTATCAAGACAAATAGGATCTTCTTTTGGTAGACTACAATCTGAATTAATAACTCCATTGTTAAAAAGAATAATTAGAATTTTATCTAAACAAGGTAGAATAGACATCCCTAAAGTAAACGGTAGGGAAG